CTAGGACCGCGCCAGGCCGGACTGCCAGACCACCTCTCCCACGATCCGAAGAGGCGCGCGGTCGGAGGGTTCGACGACCTCCGTGGCGTAGCGCGGGTTGTCGCTGATGACCCGGTAGCTGCCGTTCAGCATGCGCTGGATGCGCTTGACCAGCAGCGCGCCGTCCACGTCGAGGACGTAGATGCGGCTGCTCTGCACCTCCGTCACGGACGTATCCACCATCAGCACGTCGCCGTCGCGGAGCGTGGGTTCCATGCTGTCGCCCGAGCATTCGATCAGCGCCAGGTGCGCTGGGTTCCGGCGCAGCACGGTGCGCACCCAATCGGCTGAAAAGCTTATGTTTTCGATGATCGTGCCGGGGTCCAGCAGGTGGTTCGGGCCGGCGGCGGCGCGGGTGTCGTAGCGGGCGATCAGGACTGTTCCAGGCGTGCGCGTGAGCATGCCTGCAGTATGGGGTTCTTCCCCCGTCGGAACAATTCCTGGACGCCTAGGTCCAGTTCCCGAAGCGAGCCATTCAGCAGAAAAACCGGTCGCTTCGGCCAGCTTCGGCAGGTTCGCATGATTGAACTGGAAGCCGGCAAGATAATCACGAATGACTGCTGGATTGAGCTTTGCGCGGCGAGCGACCGCGGCGACGCCACCCGCCTCCTGGACCGCCAAGGTAAGCCGGTAAACCGGACCCGGTGTTGCACCTTCGGCATCGGGATCTGTCAAATCGCCAGAAATGTCCAGGGCGTTGGCCAAATCCCTCGATTTCCGCATGTTCTCAGATACTTGGGTGTAAAGATCGCGGCCATCGCGGTCGCCCGAACCTGCAACCGTTTCAGCAGGAATGGGGGACAACTCCACGATCTCGACCGACCGTCCGGTGACCAGCCACTCAACGGAAAAGCCGGTTGCCTTCGATATCTGAAGCAGCTGCTCCGCCTTGATGTCCTGACCAGCAAGGAGATGGCTGAGCGTCCGGCCATTGATCCCCGACCGCTCGCAAACCGTCTTGTGACCTCCGGCCTGCTGCACCGCCCACTTCAATCGGGCCACCCGGCTGCTCAGAATATCGCCAGTTTTGGCTATCTCGTCGGCCTGCCGACGCGAAAAAGCGCGCTCAGCCGCACGGCGTAGAGATTTCTCTCTTGCCGACATAGCCATTTCTGTCCATCCTATCGCTCGTGAACATGACCACCACGCCCCGCGCCGAGCCGCCGGGGGTGGCGAGCACGGAGCGGGATGGATGGGGCGAGACGAGCCGAAGGGCTGGCACCGGGAGGACATCAAGGCCGCGCTTCGCAAGAAGCACGGCAGCCTTGAGCGCCTCTCGGTGAGCTGGGGATACCACAAATCCACGGTCGCCGTGGCGCTCAACCCGGGCAGTTCCATCCCGACCGTCGAGCGCCGCATCGCCGAGGAGCTGGGGCATCCCCCGCACACCCTCTGGCCGGATCGCTGGACGCCCGAAGGCACCCCGCGACCCATCGCCGAGCGGAACCTTAGCGCCGCCGCGCCGCCCGCGCACCGTCCAAACCAGAAGGCCGCCTGAACATGGAAATCCTGCAACTCGACCCCGAGCTGATCGAGGTCGTGAACCGGCTGCGCGCGCTGGACAGCGACTATGTCGAGATGCTGGCCGCCAGCATCGGTGAGCGCGGCCTGGACGCGCCGATCCGCGTGACCGCCGCGGACGCGCATGGCCGCCACCGGCTGATCGCCGGGGCGCACCGCCTGGCGGCCGTGCGGCTGCTCGGCCTGCCGACCATCGCTGCCATCCCGTTCGACGGCAGCGAGCTGCAGGCGCAGCTGCTTGAGGTCGAAGAGAACCTGATGCGGCGCGAGCTGTCGGAGATGGACCGCGCCACCTTCCTGGCGCACCACAAGGCGCTCTGGCTGGCGCTGTATCCGAAGGTGTGGTGGGACGTGTCGCAGCCGGAGGATTTGGTGGCGCGGGCGGAGCGCGACACGAAGGTCCGCGGCCTGGGCTACCGGCCCCGGCCCGACTACATCGCGGAGACCTATGGCGATGGGTGGGAGCCAGATGCGCCTCGCGCGCCGGCTGAGACCGATCTGCCAGCCCTGTTCGCCGAGGCGGGGCGCCGCGCCCGCGCGCGGATGGGCGCGGTGGTGCCGGAGGTGGCGCTGGCCGAGCAGCTCGGCCCGCTGGCACAGGCAGAGACGGATGGGTGGCTCGACCGCATCGCCGCCATCACCGCCCGCGCCAGCAGCCTGGAGGAGATCGCGGCGGAGATGCTCCGCCTCTATCCGCAATTGCAGACCGATGGCCTGGCGGAGGTGATGTCGCAGGCATTGTCGGTGGCGCACCTGACCGGCCGGGGCGAAATCGCGGACGGGCTGCGCTAGGCCGTGTCGGGAAGCATCCCTGGTCCCGTCACGCGGGGCGTGAACGGCGGCGTTCCCTTCACCCAGCAGGCGGACGCGTTGCGCCAGCGCCTCGGCACGCTGCTGCCCTCCGACCGATGGACGGACACGCTGGGCGAGGTCAACAACTGGGGCTTCGCGGTCGCCGGCGCCACGAAGGACAGCCTGTTGCAGTCGATCGGCCAGGCGCTGCTGGAAACCCAGGCGGATGGCCGCGGCGTCGACCACTTCCAGCGGCAATTCGCGGCGATCGTCGCGCGGGAAGGGTGGAGCTATCGCGGGCCTATCGGCTGGCGCGCGCGGGTGATCTTCGAAACCAACCTCGGCCAGTCGCGCGAAGCGGGGAAGTGGGCGCAGGCGGCGGATGCAACGCGCGACGGCCGCACCTTCTGGATGCGCTACGTCGCCACCATGGATGGCGCGACGCGGCCGCAGCACGCCGAGTGGAACGGCACGATCCTGCCGCCCGAGCACCCGTGGTGGCGCACCCACGCGCCCAAGAATGGCTGGGGCTGCCGCTGCACGGTGCTGATGGTCAGCCCCGGCATGCTGGCGCGCGAGGGCTGGAAGGTGTCGGAGCGTGCGCCGCCGGTGGAGCTGGAAGACCGCACGATCAACACCGCGAACGGCCCGCAGACGGTGCGCGTGCCGAAGGGCATCGACACGGGCTTCGGGCACAACCCGGGCCAGCGATCGCTGGATGGCGTGGTGCCGCGGCCGGCGGGGGAGCATCCGCTGGTGACGCTGGACGACATGATCGCCGGCGACGCGCAGGTGGCGCCGCGCATCCTTGGCGGGACCTCCCCGAAGCCACCGCTGCCGGAGGCACGGTCGATCGCGCCTGGCCGCATCCTGCCGCCGGACCTGGCGCCCGCTGAATACGCCAGGCGGTTCCTGGCTGAGTTCGGCGCAACGCCCGACAGGTCAACCGTGTTCCGCGACGTGATCGGCAGCGGCGTGGCGATCGGCCTGTCGCTGTTCGAGGCATTCCCCGGCGGACCGCTGAAGGTCACGAAAAGCGGGCGAGCGCCGACGATCCTGCTTTCCGCGGACGCCATCCGGGACCCCGACGAGATTTGGGCGATGCTGGAAGTCGCGGAAGACCGGGACGGCACGAAACGCGTTCGCCTGGTGCGCCACTACATCGCGCGTTTCGTCTCGGCGGACAGGCTTCGCAGCGGCTTCGCGGTGTTCCGGCTTGTTGGAAACGCCTGGGTGGGCCTGACCGCCTATGAGCCGAGCGCGGACCGCGCGAGCCAGGAGCCCATGGACAGAGCGCTGGAGCGCAGGCGCCGGGGCATCCTGATCTATCGGATAGGCGAGTAGATGGGAGGGCGGTGATCGCCACCGCGCCCCGGCTGAACGCATTCCATGCAGGCGTCCGCAGTCGTTCAGCGCGTCGGTACATAGCGCGCGCGCCCGGGCATTTCCAGCGTCTTGGGCTGACAGATGTCAGCCTGCGGCGGCGTGACCGTGCCCACTAAGGTGCCGATCCTCACCACGGATCGCAACCACCTTGGACCCGATCGAAATCTTCCGCACCGGCCGCCACACCGCGATGGCAGGCCAGACGCTGACCTTCGGCGAGGCCGAGTTGACGGCCATGGTCGCGGCCTACGACCCCGCGATCTACAAGGCGCCGATCGTGCTGGGCCATCCGGAAACCGACCATCCGGCCTGGGGTTGGGTCAGTGACCTGGCTGCCGCCAACGACCGCGTCACCGCGCGCGTCGATCAGGTGGACCCGGCCTTCGCGGAAGGCGTGCGCGCCGGGCGCTATCGCTACGTCTCTGCCAGCTTCTGGACGCCCGCGAGCACGAACAACCCGAAGCCTGGCGCTTACTACCTGAGGCATGTCGGCTTCCTGGGCGCTGTCCCGCCCGCAGTGAAGGGGCTGAAGCCGGTCACCTTTGCGGCGGCAGATGAAGGGGTCGTGGAGTTCGCCATGGCCTCCCCGGCCGGCATCTTCGCCGACGTGCTGCGCAGGATGCGGGAGTTCTTCATCGGCCGCGAAGGCCAGGAGATCGCCGACCGCATCGTGCCGTCCTACCAGATCGAGGCGCTGACCGAGCATGCCGCCATGGAGCGCGTCGCCGAGCCCGCATCCACCTTTTCCGACCCACCCAACCCACAGGAGACACCAACGGTGACAGACGCCGAAAGGGCGGCCGAGGCACGCGCCGCCGCCGCCGAGGCCGAGGTCGCGCGCCTGCGTGAGCAGGCGGCGAGCTTCGCCGAGCGGGAGGCCCAGGCCCGCACCGCGGAGGACGCGGCGTTCCTGGAACGCCTGCAGGCCGAGGGCCGCATGCTGCCCGCCAATCGCCCGCTGGCCGCGGGCATGCTGGCGCGGCTCGCCGCGGGCGAGGCGATCAGCTTCGCTGAGGGCCGTCCGGGCAGCGCGTGGATGTGGCGCTGGCCGGCATCGCGGATGTGAAGGCGGCCGGCACCATCGTCGCCGGCGGCCCCGTCACGTCGAACGGCGGCGGCCTTGGCGTGGCGGCCGCGCCGGCTGCCGGCGCCAACAACCGCGTCGCCGGCTTCGCGATCACCGCGGCCGCCAGCGGCGACATCATTTCCGTGCTGCTCGCGCCGCACACCATGCAGGGGGCCTGAGCCATGGCGAACGCGCCTTTCCCGATCCAGCCCGCGCTGACCGCCGTCGCGATCCGCTACGGCAACAGCAGCTACATCGCCGACAGCGTCGCGCCGCGCCTGCCGGTGGCGACGCAGGAATTCAAGTATCTCAAGCATGTCCTGGCGGACGGCTTCACGCTGCCGGACACGCGCGTTGGGCGCAAAAGCCAGCCCAACGAGGTCGAGTTCTCCGCGACCGAGGAGACGGCCAGCACCGAAGACTACGGGCTGGAAGACCCGATCCCGCAGGCGGACATCAACAACGCGCCCGCCAATTACGACCCGCTGGCGCGTGCCACCGAAGGCGTGATGGACCTGATCATGCTCGACCGCGAGAAGCGCGTGGCCGATGTGATCTTTGCGGCCGGCACCTACGCCACCGCCAACAAGACCACCCTGAGCGGCCGCGCCCCCAAGCCGTCGCGCGACGCTGTGGCCGGGTCTTCGGACCCTGCCCCCGAAGCGCCGCTGGCGCAGCCCCCCGAAGCGGCACCGGCGCAGGCACCTGACGCGCCCGCCGACCAGGTGGCGCTGCGCGCCGTCTGGACGATCGAGCATGACGGCGTGGCCTATGCGGCCGGCGCAGTGCTGGCCGTCACGCCGCAGATCGCGGCGGTGTTGGTCGCGCGCGGTGCCGCGGTGCCTGTCTGACCATGGCCTACGCATCCCTCCAGGACATGGCGAGGCGATGACGCGCCTGCTGGCCGATCTCGACAGCGCGATCGGCCTGTCGCAGGGCCTGGCGCGGGCGATGGATGGGGTGGCGGCCTCGGCCGAGGGCATCCGTGGCCGCCTGTTCCCGAGTGCGGCAGCCCGGGCCGCGAATGACGAAGCGGGCGCCACCGCGCGGCTTGCGGAGTTGCAGGCGGAGATCGCCCGGCTGGAGGCCGGCGGCCCGGTCGCGGCCCGGCGCGGCACGATCGGCCGCGGCGCGGCCGAGGCCGCGGCGCAGCAGACGGGGAGTGACCAGCGCATCGCCGAGCTGCGCCAGCAGGTGGCCGAGCAGGTGCGCGTGGTCGAGGAAGCGCAGCTTCGGCGGCTGGCCATCGAGAATGAAGGCGATCTGCGCGCCTTCGAAGAACAGCGCACGGCGCAGGAACGCCGCGTGGCGGCCGCGCGCACCTCGGCCGAGCAGGGCCTTGCCACGCTGCGCGGCGAGCTGGACCGCCGCATCCGCATCCGGGAGGAAGCGGCCGAGCGCGAGGTGCGGGTCCAGGCGGCGATCGACGCCGGTGTGCTCACGGCCGAGCAGGCGGCCGTGGAACGCCGCGCCATCGCCCGCCGGCGGGATGAGGAGCTGGCGGCAGTGGATCGCGGCGGGCGTGGTGGGCGCGGCGGCACGGGCCGCGATGCCAGCGTCACCGCGACGCTCCAGGACCTGCGGGAGCAGCAGCGCGAGGGTGAGCAGCTTGCGACGGCGCTTCGCACCCCGCTGGAGACGCTGAACGATGCGCTCGCGCGCTACCAGGTGCTGCTGGCGGCAGGGGCCATCGACCAGGAGACCTTCAATCGGGCGGTCACGCGCGCCGGGGAGGCTTATCGCCGCGCCCTGCCGATGGACGATGTCGCCAAGAAGAACGCGCAGACGCTGGAGGAGGCGGGACGCATCGGCGAGCGCGCCTTCGACCGGGTTGGGCAGTCGATCACGCAGGCGCTGGCGCAAGGGCAGTTGGACTTCAAGTCGCTGGGCAATGTCGGCCTGGCGATCGCCAGCGAGCTGACCCAGGCGTTCCTGCGGCTGGCCATCATCAACCCGATCAAGAACGCAGCCTTCGGCGGGAACGCGACCACCTTCGGCGATCTGATCGGCTTCGGCGTGTCGTCCTATCGCAGCAGCACCGGGCCGTTCTATGGCAGCGGCCCCGCAACGGTGGATGCAAGCGGCGGCGGCTTCCTGTTTCACACGGGCGGGATCGTGGGTGTCGACGCCGCGCCATGGCGCCGGGCGGCGCCGAGCCTGTTCAACACCGCCCCGCGTCTGCATGGCGGCGGCATGATCGGCCCTTCGGAAACGCCCGCCATCCTGCAACGCGGGGAAGGCGTGTTCACCGAAGCGCAGATGGCGCGGCTCGGCCCCGCGGGCGGCAGCTTCACCTTCGCGCCGACCGTCAATTTCAAGGGCGATGCCGGCTCCCCCGCCGATCGCGCCACGCTGCTGGAAGGCATGCGGGCGATGGTGCGCAGCGAGCTGTTGTCCGCGGTGCCCGGCATCATCGATGCCGCCAAGGGCAGCCTGCGCACCGATGTGCACCGCATGGGCAAGGATCGCGCGCTGGGGAGCCGCGCATGACCATCATCGCCGCGCCCGCGATCCTTTCCGAGCCGTCCACGCTGTCGGTGGCGCTGATGGCCAACACCCAATCCGGCGGCCGCAGCCCGCTGGATGGCACGGAACAGACGCTGCGCCAGCCGGGCGAGCGTTGGATGGCCTCGCTCGGCTTCGAGGGCCTGACGCAGGATGAATGGCGGCCGCTGATGGCCTTCATCTCGCGCCTCGGCGGCCGGGCCGGGCGCTTCACCTGGTCGCCGCCGCTGCCCCGGCGCGCCACCGGCATCGCGGGCCGCACCAACCATGTGTGGAACAGCATCTTCGCGGGCGCGGCCATCGGCAATCCCGGCACGGATTGGCGGATCGTGGGTGGCAGCCCCGGCGCCACAGTGGCAGTCAGCGCCACCGGCACGGATGGCGGCGGCTTCGAATGGATCGAGTTGACCCTGTCCGGCCTGACAGCGGGCGGCACGCTGGCCGGGCAGCTGGAGCACATCCAGGTGCCCTTCGCCCCGCCGGGGTCGGTGTGGACGGCATCCGCGACCCTGCAGATCATGGGCGGGAACTACGCCCCGATCACCGAACTCCGCATGGGGATCAAGGAGTTCAGCGGGGCTGATATCGTCGAAAGCAGCTTCGGCACTGGCACCACGGGGCCGCTGGCCGCCGGCCCGGTGCGCCGCAGCGCCACGCGCACCATGGGCCCCACGGCCACATCTTGCCGCCTTGCCGTCGATGTCCGGGTGGCGGCCAGCACATCCTATTCGCTGGTGCTGCGCATCCATTCGCCGATGCTGGAACGCGCGACGCCGGCAGGCATCTATGTGCCCACCAGCATCGCGCCCCGCACCGTGCTGGCCGGCCCCTTCGCGGATGGCGGTCCGCAATCCGGCGCGTCGCTCGCCTTGCGCGGATTTCTGGCGCTGGAGCAGGCATTCCAACCCGGCGATCTGCTGGGCTATGTCGATGCCGGTGGCCGGCCGCGGCTGCACCAGGTGACGGATTTCGTGCAGGCGGCGGAGGCGGGCACCTGCACGGTGCCGATCGCGCCGCCGCTGCGCGGCCCCGTGGCCGATGGCACCGCCTTCGTCATCGACAACCCCATGGCCGTCTGGCGCCTCAGCAGCGACCGCAACGCGACGGATATCGCACGCGGCCTGATCGGCGGCGGCACCATCGAGATCGAGGAGGCCTTGGTATGACGCGCGGGCTGGGCACCGCGGCCGCGGCGGCCGTGCAGCAGGAGGTGGTGACGCGCACCAGCGCGGTGGAGCTGTTGTTCGCAAGCGGGCCGCTGCGCCTGAACGGGTCGCAGGCGCCGCTGATAATCGGCGGCCAGGAGTATCTCGGCGTCGGCGTGATGGGCAGCATCAGCGCCGTATCGGAGGTGGCGGAAATCCAATCCTCCGGCCTGACGCTGTCGCTGGCGGGCATCCCGCGCGATGTCGTGGCCATTGCGATGGCCGAGCCCTATCAGGGCCGACCGGCCACGGTGTTCGAAGTGCTGCTGGACGAAGCCGGCGCGGTGATCGAGGCGATCGTGATCTTCCGGGGGCGGCTGGATCAGATGAACATCCGCCTGGGCGAGCTGGCGCAGATCGAGGTGACGCTCGAGGACCGGCTGACGGACATGGATCGGCCGGCGCTGTCCCGCTACACGCCCGAGGACCAGGCGCGCGCGCATCCGGGGGACAAGGGGTTGGACTTCGTATCCCGCACGGTCGAGCAGGAAGTGATCTGGCCCAGCCGGAATTTCGCCGGGTGAAGCGGCCCTTGCCCCCCGTGCCGCGCCTGCCCGATTGGCCGGAACGCCTTGCTGCGCTGGTGGAAGCGCGCCGGCACACGCCCTTCGCCTGGGGCATGCATGATTGCGGCTTGTTCGCGGCTGATGCGGTCCTGGCCTGCACGGGCACCGATCCTGCCGCCCATTTGCGTGGCCGCTACGCCAGTGAGGCCGAGGCGGAGGCGCTGTTGGGCGAGCAAGGGTTGTATGGCTTTGTGCGCGCGATCGAGGCGGCGCGCGGCACAACCCTGTGCGCCGTTTCGCTCGCTCAGCGCGGCGATACCGCCCTGGTGCAATTGGGCAATCTGCTGGCGATGGGTGTCGTGCTAGGCGATGTGGTGGCGGCGCCGGGCACGAACGGCTTGGCCTTCGTGCGGATCGACGCCGCGCGCCGGGTCTGGGTGACCTGATGCCCCAGGTCGCGGTCGCCCTTATCGCCGCTGTAGCAACTGCCGGCGCAGCATCCATCCTGCCTGCCACGATCCTGGGCTACGCCACACTCAGCGCTATCGCCGCCAGCGTCATCGGGTCGGTTGTCGCCTACGCTGCTTCGATGGTTCTGGGCGCCGTGCTCGGCACCGGCGTCAAGGCGCCGAACCTGGCCAGCGCGGCGCAGGACCGGAAGCAGGTGATCCGGCAGTCGATCGCGCCGCGGCAGGTGGTCTATGGCACCGTGCGCGTGGGCGGGGTGCTGGCCTACAGCGCCTCCACCGGCGACGATAAGCGCTTCTTCCATATGGTGGTCATCCTAGCCGGCCACCCGATCGAGGCTGTGGACGCGATCTGGATCAATGACCAGCAGGTTTCGCTCTCCACCATGGATGAGGACGGCATCCTGACCGGGGCCGAGGCCGGGCAGTTCGACGGCAAGGTCCGCGTGCGCGTCTATCTTGGCGACCATTCCACCGCGGACCCCGACCTGATCGCCGAAAGCCCGGATGGATGGTCCGCCGACCACAAGCTGCTGGGCTGCGCCTACATCTATCTGCGGCTGGAATACAGCCAGACAGCCTTCCCGAGCGGGCTGCAATCGGTCGGCGCCACCATCCGCGGCCGCAGCGACGTCTATGACCCCCGCGACGGGGGCACCAGCTTTTCCAACAACTGGGCGCTGTGCGTGCTGGACTACCTGCGATCCGGCTTCGGGATGGATTGCGCGGATGACGAGATCGACTTCCCGAGCTTCATCGCCGCCGCCAACCTCTCCGATGAGCTGGTGGTGGCGCTGGCAGATGGCAGCACGCAGACGCGCTTCGCGACCGATACCGCCTTCAAGCTCGACCGCAGCCGCCGGGACATCCTGCGGCAGTTGCTGAGCGCCGGCGCCGGCACGCTGGTCTATGTGCAGGGCAAGTATCGCCTGCATGGCGGGGCCTACACGGCGCCGACCGACACGCTGACCATCTCCGACCTGGCGGGCGATGTGCGCGTCACCACCCGCACGGCGCGGCGCGACCAGTTCAACGCCGTGAAGGGCACCTTCATCGACCCCTTCCGGGCATTCCAGGCGGCGGAGTTCCCCGCGCAGACATCGGCCACCTTCGAAGCCGAGGATGGCGAGCGCATCTGGCGGGATCTGGAATTCCCCGCCACCACCGCATCGCTCCGCGCGCAACAGCTTGCGCTGATGGAGCTGCGGCGGGGGCGAGAGGCACTGGCGATCGAAGCCCCGGTGCAATATCGCGGCCTGCGCTACGCGGTGTGGCAGATGCTGTCGGTGACGATCCCCGACCTCGGCCTGACGGCGCAGCCGATGCGGATCATCGGGTGGTCCTTCGGCGATGGGATCATCACGCTGCGGCTGCGCATCGAAAGCGCCGGCGCCTATGCGTGGACCTTCGCCGATGGCGTGCCGCCGACCTTGCCGGCTTGAGGGGTTGATCGGATGGCGTTGCAGGATCTCGGCGTCAGCAGCCCCACCGGCGCCGCGGTGGGCGTGGATATCAGCGCGGCCCTGGCGGCAGTGGCCCGCTGCCACAAGGGGCCGAGCGCGCCGGCCTCTCCGCAGGCGGGCATGCTGTGGCTGGACGACAACACGCCGAGCGCCAGTGTCTGGACGCTGGCCCAGTATAGCGGCGTGGCATGGATCACGATCGGGCTGCTGGATACGGTCGCGGGCACCTTCACGGCGGCCAGTTCGGCGATCGGCGCGGCCCTGCTGCGCGCCGCGGATGCGGGGGCGGCGCGCGCCGCGATCGCCGCCAGCCCCCTGGCGCAGGCCGGTGCCGGTGTCGGCCAGGTGGTCAGCATCTCGACCACGGTCGGCAGCGCCGCGGTGCTGCCTGCTGGGGGCATCTGGGAATGGTTCGTGGTGGCGCGGAACGCGGCCGGCGCCGTGGTCGGCACCGATGCCGGGATTGCCGCCGGCGGCGCCACCATCGCCAGCATCGCTGGCGAGGGCTATTTCGGCCGCGCCAAGCGCATTGCCTGATGCCCTGGGCTGACCGCTGTCAGCCTACGGCAGGCGCTTCGCGCGCGCGATAAGGCCGCATGCCGGATATCGCCCCCGCAGTGCTGCTGACCCTGTCGCTCGATCCCCTCGGCGATCTGCGGCCCCATGTCGGCATTGGCCAGGGCATGCGGGCGACCATCACAACCGTGGACCGGGCGACCGGCGTGCCCTTGGCCGCCACCGGCGTGCGGGTGCTGGTGGCACGCCCGGGCGATCCCGTCCCGACAGAATATGCCGGCGAAAACCTGGCGGCCGATGGCGTTGGGCGCTGGGTGCTTGATATCCCCTCCGACGTCGCCGGTGGCTGGCGCGTGCGCGCCGAATGCGCAGGCCCCCGCCTTGCTGCGCGAGAACTTGCGTATTGGGTAACACCATCGCCCATAGCGCCAGACGAGCCGCCCGCGCCGCTGCTGGTGACGGCGCTTGGCGAAGCGATCGCGACACCATCAGGGCATGTGCTGACGGCCGCCCGCATCGACCGCCTGCCGGAGCTGGGTGCGCTGCTGGGCAGCGACAAGCTGGCCATGGTGCGCGACGACGCCGCGGGGCTTGTGACCGGTCAGACGCTGATGGATGCGGCCGCGGTATCTGGCGCGACAGCTGGTGCTGACGCGGGCGCTGACGCCGGTTCTGCGTCGGGTGCGGCCTCGGCTATGCCTTTGGTGGCGCAAGCGCAGCTTGCCGCAGCCACCGCCCTCGCCGCCGCCGAGATCACCGCCGATACTGTTGCAAATGGCGCCGTTCAGGCTGCGACGCTGGCGGCGCTGACAACGGCAATGGCGGCCAGCGCGACCAACGACCTTGGCATCGTGCTGTTCCCGGACCCGGACGAGGGTGAATATCGAAAGCAGGCAGACGGGTCTCTGCTGCGCGTCGGCGATACGCGGCGCCAGCTTTCTGCGGCAATCCGGGCTCGTGACGATGCCGATAGCCGCCTGTTGCTGCTTAACGGCCTACGTCAGATTATTGCGCAGTTTGGCATCGACGGGGCCTTCATCACGCGAAACCTGCGGGTGGAGGACGATGGCGACAACGCGCTTCGGCTGTTCGGGCCGCTGCGGCGGCTTATCATGGAAGCCAACCCTGGCGGCATCAGGCTCGGCCGCATGCTGGACATGGGCGGCAACGCACTTAACCTTGGCCCGCTGGCGATCACGGGCGACCGACGCGACCAGCTGCAAATCGTGGATATCGATGGCACCGGCCTTGCCCTGCTGACCGCGGCGCGGCGCGTGGTGCTGAGCGTCACGCCGGATCGCATCACGCTCGGGTCGTTGGTGATCGACGGCACGGGCATCACCGGGCCGGGGATTGGCGCGGCCGATGTGTCCGCCATCACGACGCGTGTGGCGCGCAGCCTGGACACCAATGGCAACCTGATCCTGGGGCCGGTGCGCGCGGACCAGTTGGGCTACTGGCAGGGCAAGCTGGTGCGGTTGGAGGGTGGCGACACAGGCGTTCCTGCCCGCCTGGGCCTGTTCGGCGATAGCTGGGTCTACCGCGAGAACGCCTCGCCCAAGCTGACGCGGCTGTTGCAGGCGCGGTGGGGCAATGGCGGGCCGGGACTTGTGCGACTGCACGCGCCTGACACGACCCTGGTGGGCTATCACGCGCAGGAGGCCGGGCGCGTGGTGACGGCAGCGCTTTCCGGCACCGGGTGGGTCTCCACACAGTCGGGCTCCAGCGCCAAAACGCTGTCGGCAGGCCGCAGCGTGACCAGCACGGTTGGAGACGCGTTTCAAATTTCCGGCGGCGATGCATCCACGTTCAGTGCGGCGCGGCTGATCTACACGGCGGGCGGCGCAGGCCGCTTCCGATGGAACGGCGGAACCTGGACGTCACTGGATATGTCCACCGGCAACGTCATCGCGCTGGATGCCAACCGCCCCTCCTCCGGCGCCTACACGCTGGATTGGGAAAACGTCTCCGGCACCACGGATATCACCGGGGTCACGCTCGACGGGGCCACTGGCGTGATTGTGGACAAGCCTGCCTCCGGCGGGCTGCGCGCGGATCACTGGGCGGCGATCAGCGCCGATCCGGTGTTTCAGGCTCAGTTTTCGGCGCGCACCTACGATGCCGTGGCCATCACGCTCGGGACCAACGACGAGCAGGTGTATCTGCCCGATGTTTTTGCGGCACACATGGAAACTTTCATCGATAACTTGCGCGCCACCAATCCGCTTCTTGGAATTGCGATCATCATGCCGTGCGCCAACAAGCGCACGAACGGCCTGGCCCCCATGAATGATTACTGGGCCGCGGCGCGCGAGGTTGGCCACACGAAAAACGTCGCGGTGCATTCGATGCAAACATCGTTTGGCACCGATCCTGTCGTTTACGGAGCCATCTGGCCGGACGACTTCCACACGGACCCCACCATCGGCGGCGGCGTCATGGCATCGGCCATGCTGCGCGCGATCACCATCTGAGGAGCGCGACAAATGGCAGTCGAAATCACCGTGCCCGGCCTGGCAGACCTGCCGTGGGCATTCTACCACCCACGCGTCACGGCCGGCCTGCGCGGGTTCTATATTCTGGGCGGCACGCTCGCGGATAGCCTGATCAACCACTCGCCTGGTGGTGCCGCGCTGACTGTGACGGGCTTGCCCGTGATCAACAGCAACCATGCGCGCGTCACCAGCCTCAGCAACTTCTTCGCGACGGGTCTGTTGGAGACCCAACAATACACCTACCTCGCTGTCGCGAAAACGGCAGCGACCCCGACCGGGCTGATCGACGCTCCATTGTGGGTGGGCAATTTTGCCGGCGGCACGGTGGCAACGCGCGGAGCATCGCTCTACGCCGCATTCGACGGCCAGGTGCGTTCGCTGGCGGGCGCGGGCGGCGACAATGGCGGCGTGAGTACGACAAATACGAGCGCGGTCGCCGCTGATGTGACCGCGTGGCGCATGCTCTTTGCCGGGGCAAACGCCACCACCAATTTCCTGCGCGACGAAACCGCGAACCTCGGCGACAGTGACCCTATCGTTGGGGTTCGCGCCGCGCCCACCGTCAATCCGCTGCGGCTCGGCTCCGGCTATGCCACGTTCGCTGGCGTGGGTGACCTGGCCGTTGCGGGCATTTGGGACCGGTGGCTCACCGATGCCGAGCGCGCGGCGATGACGGCGGACATTCGTGTGCTGCTGACCGCCCGTGGCATCGCCGGCGTGTGA